CCTGTACAACAACCTCCGGCCAGACCTGCCAGATACTCCTCTGCAACAGTGGCTACACCTACTAGGGTTACCTTCTGTCCCTTACTGCATCCCAACTAGCTAAGGCAGCCGCCCGGCTGGCCGACCTGGAGCGGGCCGAGGTGTTCGATGCCTTTCGGCCTGCATCCCGTCCTACCTCCTTTCAACAGGTCATCCTGGACGATTCAGAAGAGGTGCGGGTACAGTACGTGGTCGCCGGCAACCGGTCTGGCAAGAGCCAGCTGGGGGCTCGCAAGATGGCCTGGGCTCTGGCCGAGAACAAGCCAGGCTACGTGCGGCCTGCCCACTGGGGCACCGGAACTCTCCAGTTCCTCGTCATCGGCCGCGTGTCCAAGCAGGTCGAGGAGGTACTCTTCCGCAAGCTCAGGGCCTTCTTCAAGGAGGGCGAACTGCACGAGCAGCGGGTCGGCAACATGCTACAGAAGGTGGTTCACCGGCCGACCGGCAACATCCTCCTATTCGCTTCGCACCACAACAGCACCGAAGCCCAGGAGAAGGTGCAGGCCTACGAACTGAACGGCATCTGGATGGACGAGATGCCCTCCAGCTGGAAACTCATCGAGGAGCTCCAGCGCCGACTTCAGGACCGCAGAGGCTGGTTCTTTGCCTCCTTCACTCCCAAGACCACCAACCTGGAAATACGCCGCATGGTGGACCAGAGCCAGAGACCGCTGGCAGCCGTCTACAAGCTACGCATGTTCGACAATCCAATCTATACGGATGAGGATAAGTCGCAGATTCTCCAGTCCCTCGAAGGCATGCCGGAGACCTACCGGAAGTGCATTCTCGAAGGCGACTGGATGGACTCTGACCTTGCCGCCTATCATGTGCCCGACTCTGCCCTCGTCAAGATGCCCGCCGACTATTCGACAACCTGGCGCCATGTTGAGTGGGCTGACCCTGCCCTACAATCTAAGCATGGGTGTGTGGTAGCCGCCGAGCATCCGAAGACAGGCCTCTGGTATGTAGTCCGTGCTCGCTATTTTACTGGCATACCAGTCCCCTCCGACCTAGTCACTGCCGTTCAGTCCAGCCTGCGCGGCCTGAACATCGTCAGACGAACCTGCGACTCAGCTGCCACCTGGTACATCGGTGAGGCGGCAGCCATGGGTACACACTACGGCACCCCATGGGATAAGAACAACCGCCGCTCAGAGATGATGAAGGGCCTGCAGAAGGCACTAGGTGTTCGCCTGTTCATCACTGAGGACTGTGCTGACCTAGTTGATGAACTGGGTTCCATGCAATGGTCCGAGAATCAGGCTGACCGCATTGTGAACTCGCACAAGTACCACCTTCACGACTGCTGCATCTACGGATGGGACTGTATCCCGAAGCCGGAAGTAGCTCAGGTGTCGGTGCCAGAGCTGCATGTCCGCCTCCGCATCAAGATGGAGCAGGACCGGAAGGCCGCTGCCAACCCGCAGCCGAAGTCAGCAGTCGGCGTAAACAGAATTCTCAAGCCATACCGCATACAAAGACGGAGCAGAGCATGGTAATCGCAGTAGTGGTATGGAGCATCTTCACTGTATATACAAGTTTCTGTATACTAGGTGTCATGAATCAGAGGCGGCAGCTCAAGCTCGAACGCGCCCGCTTTGCTCATCTGAAACGCCTTAGCAACGGAAGAAGTTGGAGGTAACATGAAACTGCTGAAACTTAGGGGCCCCCGCCGTCCCCTGGAGGCACTATGAAGTTGCTGATAGCGGCGATGCGAGATGGTCCAGTTCCAAGGGGCAAGTCGGCTCTGGAAGGAGTCCCTCTAGAGGTCCGGGTCCAATATGCCATAAACGTCATTCAAGCTTGTGAGGACGAGGGCCATTGTGAGGAAGCTCGTGAGTTCCTCCGTAAAGCAGCCCCCAAGATAGACGACCCGGAACTCCAAGAAGCAGCCCACCAAGCTGTCGATGAGTCCGCCTCCCATCCACATGACTCAACCGGACCTGAGGAGTAACCCATGGCCTTGAAACTCGATACATGGATTGGCGAGGAGCGGCAGAAGGCGGAACTTCAGCGTCGCCTGCAGAACAGCATCAAGGGCCGAGTGGAGATGGAGAAGGCCTGGCGAGAGTCAGAGCGCATCGTCTTCACCGTCATGAATGTGGACGAGTCTGGCGCAGAGAAGGTGGCCCTTGGCGACGGGACTGGGGTGGACGACGCCTTCACGGCTCAGCCTCGCATCAGCATAAACACTACCTTCAAGAACTACCGGTTCCTGCACTCTCAGATGTCCGCAAACCCCCCTACGGTGGTCTGCCGTCCCACGTCTGAGGACCTAGCCGACAAGCGGTCCGCAGATGCAGCCGACCGGCTCATCCGCTACGCCATTCGCCAATTCCAGCTGCAAGAGCTCATGGACCGATGTAACGGCCACGCCCTCTTGTACGGTACCGGCTTTGTCAAGATGGTCTGGAACCCAGATGCAGGGGCTGTCCTAGAGTTCAATGAGGAGACTGGCGAGATTCTGTGCGAAGGTGCCATTGAGGCTACCGTGCCGCTACCCTGGAACATCTATCTGGACCCAGATGCATCCACCTGGAACGAGGTGCGCTTCGTTCTTGAGAAGCTCTACATGTCCTACGATGAAGCCCTTAGCATGTTCCCCGACAAAGCTGAGCTACTCGAAAAGCTGAGGAACCAGACAAGGGCTATGAGCGGCTCAGGCTCTACTGTCGAGACCGAGCCTTCCCCGACCTTCCTCAAGCAACAGCACTTCGATGTGGTCGAGATATTCCAATACTGGGAGAAGGGCCTGGCAGTCAATGGCATGCAGGGCCGCTTCTGCTACTGTACGGCCGAAGGCGACCTACTCAGCCCCCTAAAGACCAACCCACACCGCTTCGCTCCAGTTAAGGCTGGCAGCCTAGACAAGACCAAGAAGTCGGCAATCGAGATAGCCAAACTGCCCTACAACATCATCACTGACATTGACAATCCATGCGCTGTATGGGGCCGAAGCACGGTCGTCTATGCTGCTCCGATTCAGGATGTACACAATGCCCTGATGAACGTCATGATTGAGAATGCCAGGGCACACGGCGTTGCCCGTCTGCTCATGCATGAGGACACTGAGGTTGCCGACGACTCCATCACCAACTCAGCCTACGATGTGGTGCGTTGGACCGGAACTAGGGCGCCAGAATATCAGAAGCCTATGGAGATGCCTGCCGCGATGGAGCAGCTCATCGGATTGGCAGCTGCCGGTATCGACAATATGTTCGGAGTGAATGAGGCCAACTTTGGACAGCAGTCTAGAGAGCAATCCGGCTTCTCGATGCAGTACGCAGTCAGCCAGTCCAACTCTATCCGCCGCCGACTCTTCAACAAGTATACACTCCTGGTGGAGAACGTGTTCAAGTCCTACCTCGACTTGGTACGCAAGCACTGGACCGATGAGCGGACCATTTACGTGCTAGGTAAGGAGAAGGCCTTCGAGTCTCTGGACATCAAGGGTGCTGACATTGAGGGCGGATTTGACCTGGTAGTCGAGTATGGCGCCTCCCTTAGTCTCGACCCCGTGTCTAGGCGGCAGGAGCTAATAACGATGTTGCCACTATTCGAGAAGGCCGGAGTGGACACTGGCGACCTCCTCCGACTGATGAAGCTGTCCGAGCTGGAGGGTGCATACGACCTGGTCCAGCTGGCTGCTGACCGGCAGCAGGAGATATTCGATGAGATAGAGTCGACAGGGCAACCTGTTGAAATCAGGGAGATTGCCCAGCATGCTGCCATGCTTAAGTATGCCTATGACTATGTAATGACTGCCCATTTCAGGGACCTAGACCCCTCAGTACAGAAACTCATTGACGACCACATCAAGGCCAGAGAGCAGATGGCTGCCAAGAGTGCCACGATGCACCAACCGGCCCAGGGCCCTGGAGCCAATCCGGCAGGTACCCCTCCAGGCCCTCAGACGGTCCCAGGAGCCGCCGCAATGGCAGGGGGCTTACCAGGAGCCCCAGGACAGGGCGCAGCGCCTCCAGCGGCCGCTGGGCCTCCTACAGGGGCACCTCCCACCCCAGGCCCTCAGGCTGGCAACGGGCCAGCTCCCCTAGGGCCCTGAGCCTCAAAGAAATAGCTTGACAAGTTTTGTATAGTGTGAGACTCTCTCCAATACACGTCAATACACAAATAGGCCCATCCCCAATTCCGGGGACGGCTCATTAGGCCCACCCCTCGGGGCGGCCATAAGGTTATGACATGGCTACGCAAGTTATCTCATCTGGTGGTGAGTCGGCAGGAATGAAGGCGCTTGACACGCTCTTCACCCCTACCGCCAAGCCGACCGCAGCTCCAGCCAAGGCCAGCTCGTCCCTAACGGACCCGCCGCCAAAGCATACGGAACTGACGGAGTCCGAATTCGCCGGTGACGCGCAAGCAGAACCAGCGGACCTGGGAAGTCTTGGAGACGTTCCAGGCGACACCCCCACAGCTCAGGCTACTGAGACCGAACAGGCCGCCTCTGCAAAAGCAGAAGCCAACCCGTTCTCCTTCTCAGTAACGGATGACAAGGGACGTCGGAAAGTGTCTGTTGACTTGAATGACAAGGAGGCACTAGCTCGCATTCTTCCACAAGCTTATGGCTTCCGGAAGATGCAGGCGGAGCGTGACCAGCATGCAGCGAAGCTTAAGGACATTGAGCCGAAGCTAGCAGACCTGGAGAGCAACTGGAAGACTCTTGAAACGGCCTACCAGCAATCAGGTGTGGAAGGCGTAATTGACCTTCTTGGCGGCAAGAAGGGGCACTACAAAGAGTTCCTTCAGACCGAGATTCAGCGGGATGCGCGCTACAAGACGGCTACTGAAGCTGAGCGCAAACTGATGGACCAGGAGGCCGAAATTGCCAAGCTCAGGAAGGACTCTGAGACGCGTGACAAGGCTGCGCAGGAGGCTGCAAAGGCGGCTGCAACTGCTAAGGAACAAGCAGACCTTACCAACCTGGAAGCTCAAATGGTCCCTGTATTCAACAAGTATCGGTTCGCTGGTACGTTGGGCGATGCAGGTCAAGAGGCTGCCTTCGACA